ATCTCTCCACATAGAGGTGATGTTATAGGTCAACCAAGCACTGCAGACATTGTTACTAAGACTATAGATTTCTTCGAGCAATTATCTTCTACATCTTACGCTGTATTTGATAACAACTACAAGTATATCTACGACAAGTATAACGATGTATATCGTTACATTCCTTGCAACGGTGACATGGCAGGACTTGTATTAAGCACAACTCTTAATCAAGAGCCATGGTTCTCTCCTGCAGGATTCAACAGAGGAAACATTCTTAACGCAATTAAACTTGCTTACTCTCCTCTAAAAGACCACAGAGACAGACTATATGCTGCAAGGGTTAACCCAATCGTAGCATTCCCAGGTGAAGGAATTATCCTCTTCGGAGATAAGACTGCACTTGGATATACATCTGCCTTTGATAGAATCAACGTCAGACGTCTATTCCTTGTGATTGAGGAAGCAATCTCTGATGCTGCTAAGAATCAATTATTTGAATTAAACGATGAGTTTACTCGTCAACAATTCAAAAACATAGTTGAGCCATTCCTCCGCTCCGTCCAGTCAAGACGCGGTGTTGTGGATTTCTTAGTTGTCTGTGATGACTCAAACAACCCACCTGAGGCTATAGATAGAGGTGAATTCTTCGCTGAAATCTTCGTGAAGCCTACAAGGTCAATCAACTTTATCACTCTAACATTCACCGCAACTAGGACTGGTTCTAGTTTCTCTGAAATCGTTAATTAATTCTAGGAGCATCTAACTAATGTCTAAACAATTTTCTAGTTTGCCTATAACCGATTTCCGAAATAGAATCGGTGACTTGGCACGTCCTAACCTGTTTCATATTGAAATGGGTTTCCCCGAAATAGCATCTGAAAATCCATTTATCGGTGGTGAGCCTGGCTCAGTTGCAGATGTTGAGCAAGCACTAGCGGGAACTGGAGACACACAGGGACAATCAAACGCAGTCACAGCTGGTATCACAACTGTGCTTGCAAAGGCAGCAAACATTCCTGCCTCAACAGTCGGTGTAATTGACGTCCCTTACAGAGGTCGTGTTTTAAAAATTGCAGGAGACCGCACATTCGAGCCATGGACAGTTACAGTCCTTAATGATGCAGGATTTGCACTTCGCTCTAAGTTTGAAGCATGGTCAACAAACATCCAAGCACTACAGCAAAACTTACAGAATACATCAAACCCAGCTGGTTACTGTGCTGACGCTCTTGTCAGACAGTTTGACCGTCAAGGTAATCCTGTAAGGTCTTACAAGTTTGCTCAGATATGGCCTAGTAACGTATCTGCTATTGATTTAGCATGGGATAGCAACGATACTCCTGAGGAGTATACCGTTGAATTCCAAGTACAATACTGGACTTATGCAGGAGATACAAACTTAGGACACGGTAAGGACAAATAAGCTATAGATTTTTTACCTAATCTGTGGTATAATAAATAAAAATATAATAGTAGCGGAAAAAAGGAATGACGCAATTATTTGGTTATTCACTTGAGCGCAAAAAGAAGGAACTCCAGAAGGGTCCTTCTTTCGTGCATAAAGATAGTGATGATGCAGCGCAACCCATAGTAGCGGGTGGTTATTTTGGGCAGTACGTTGACCTAGGTGACTCCGCAAACAAGTCTAATGAAGTAGAATTAATCGGTAGATACCGTGAAATGTCTCTTCATCCAGAAGCGGATGCTGCTATCAGTGATATCACCAACGAAGCAATCGCGGGCGATTTAGATGACCACCCTGTAGATATTGAATTATCTAACCTACCAGTTTCACAAAGCGTAAAGAATAGACTTCGTGAGGAGTTTGAAAATATATTATCTTTACTAGATTTTGACAGACGAGCATACGATATTTTCCGTAGATGGTATATCGATGGTCGTCTTTTTTATCATAAGATGATAGACCCAGAAGACCCTAAGAAAGGAATTACTGAGTTAAGGTATATTGACCCTCGTAAGATTAAAAAAGTAATCGAATACGATAAACCAAAAGACCGTATATCACCTGTAGACCCACAGGTAAATGCGCTTATACCTAAGGCAGTTGAGTATTTTATATACAGCCCAAAGGGTTTACGTGGATATGAAAATCAAGGTATAAAGATTGCCACAGATGCTATTTGTTTCTGTCACTCAGGACAAATGGATATGCAACGCAACTATGTGTTGTCACATCTACACAAAGCTATCAAAGCTCTTAATCAACTTCGTATGATTGAGGATAGTTTGGTGATATATAGATTGTCCCGCGCACCTGAGCGTCGGATTTTCTATATTGATGTAGGTAATTTACCTAAACAAAAAGCAGAGCAATACCTCCGTGAGGTTATGGCTCGCTATAGAAACAAATTAGTATACAATGCAGACACAGGAGAGATAAGAGATGACAAAAAATTCATGTCAATGCTCGAAGACTTCTGGTTACCACGAAGAGAAGGAGGACGAGGTACTGAAATCTCTACGCTCCCAGGTGGACAAAATCTTGGAGAACTTGAGGACGTCAAGTACTTCCAGAAGAAACTCTACCGCTCACTCAACGTACCCGAGTCACGCTTAGAATCTGATTCCGCATTTAATGTTGGAAGAAGTGCTGAGATTACAAGAGACGAAGTAAAATTCCAAAAATTTGTAGTCAGATTGCGCAAAAGATTCTCTGATTTATTCAATGACCTCCTAAGAACTCAAGTCGTTTTAAAGGGTATCTTTACTCTTGAAGAATGGGATGAGATGAAGGAGCATATACAGTATGATTTCATCGCTGATAATTACTTCTCTGAATTAAAAGAGCAAGAAATACAGAATGCACGTATGGCATTACTGCAGCAGATGGACCCATTTGTAGGTCGTTACTTCTCCTTAGAATACTTACGCAAGCAAGTATTGAAGCAACCAGAAGCACTATTTCAAGAAATGGATAAGCAGATGGAAGCAGAAATTAAGGAAGGTAAGTCTATTGACCCATTGGCAATGCCTGCTATGGAGCATGAGCAGATGGCAATGAGTTTGCAACCTGAGCCTCCCGACCCTGCGGAGCAAGGAATCAAGCCTGCGGACTACAAAAAGGGAGATATATAAATAATTATTACGATACTATAACATTATGCCAACACAAGCCGCTCAAGATATAGTTAATGCGCTATTCGCGGGTCAGAAAGACCTCTCGGATTACGTTGCAACTGGTATGAACGCTGCTGCTGTTAAAGCTGTGGACGATAAAAAGCAGGATGTAGGTAAAACTATGTTTGCTCCTCAGGAAGAAGGTCCTGAAAATACAGAGCAACCAGAAGATGCTGAAGCACCTGTTGCACAAACACCAGAGGAAACCCCAGATGAAACTGATTCGGGAAGAGATTGAATCTTGTAAAGTAGTTATCACAGAAGGTAAGAATGGTAGAAAAAACCATTTTATCGAAGGTGTATTTCTACAAGGAGCAATCAAAAATCGTAACGGACGCATGTATCCTGTCAATACTCTTCAAAGAGAGGTTGCTAAATACAATGAGTCTTACATTGGAAAGGGACGTTCTCTCGGAGAGTTAGGTCATCCTGATGGTCCTACTATCAATCTTGACCGTGTTTCACATTTGATTACTTCTCTTAAACAAGAAGGAAACAACTTTGTAGGAAAAGCAAGAATCTTAGACACACCTATGGGTAATATCGCTAAGAGTCTTTTAGATGAAGGAGTAAAACTTGGTGTATCCTCAAGAGGATTGGGGTCAATCAAGGAAGAAAACGGTATAAAAATCGTTGCTGACGACTTCATGCTTGCAACTGCTGCTGATATAGTAGCAGACCCTTCAGCTCCAGACGCTTTTGTGAATGGAATCATGGAAGGTAGAGAATGGGTCTATGCGGGTGGTGCTATACACGAGCAAACAATAGACCAGATTAAAGGAAGAATTAAGAATGCTGCGCAAAACCAGATGGAAGAAATCAAACTTTCCGCGTTTCAACGGCTACTAAAATCTTTCTAAGTATAAATAAATATAGCAAATAGCTTACAATTTTAGATTTCGGAGACTACAATGTCAACAGAGAACAAAACTCTAGATGAATCGAGTGTAACCGCAAATGCCAAGCCAGGCGAACCGATGCCCAAGCTGGGTGCTGACGGTAGTAGTCTTGCGGGTATCCAAGACCTAGGCGGTCCTACTCCATTCAATAGCAAACCAGACGACGACAGCAACAAAATGAAAACTGTTGCGGGTGGTAATGCTGCTGCACCTACAACTAAACCATCTGACGCATCATCTGCGACAGCAACATGGTCAGATAAAGGTGATGTAAAAGCAGGACACGAGCCAGAAGGTGAGGTTATTGCTGAAGACGAAAAAGAAGAAAGAGCAGTCATTGAGGTTGACCTTTCTGCTGACGTCGCTGCACTTACCGAAGGTGAAAACCTCAGTGAGGAATTCAAAGATAAAGCAAAAACAATCTTTGAAGCTGCTGTAGTCTCTCGTTTAAACGAAGAGCTAGACCGTATGCACGAGGAATACGCTAAAGTCCTCGAAGAAGAAATTGATTCAGTCAAGAAAGACCTTGCAGAAAAGGTCGATGAGTATCTTACTTATTCTGTATCACAGTGGATGGAGAAAAACAATCTCGCTGTTGAAGCAGGAATCAAGCAAGAGATGGCAACATCCGTATTGGATGGAATCAAACAAGTTTTCGTTGAGAATTTCATAGAAATTCCTGACGAGAAAGTTGACCTTATTGATGAATTACAAGGACAACTTAATAGTATGGAAGAAAAACTCAACGAGTCGATTGAAGAAAACGTCGGATTGTCTAAGCAAGTCGGCAACTATATCAAGAATGGGATTGTGACAGAAATCGCAGAGGGCTTAAGTCTCTCTCAGAAGGAGAAACTTATTTCTCTAGCGGAAGCTGTTGAGTTTGAGAATGAAGAATCTTTCCGTGAGAAAGTTTCTACTTTACGTGAATCTTATTTCTCTACAAAACCTGAGACAAAAGGTACTGCTGAAACAGTAACTGAGTCTAAAGAGGTAGCAGAAACACCCGCAACTGATTCAATGTCAGCATACGTGCAGGCAATCAGTCGTTGGGGCAAGTAAACAAATCCACTAAATCCAAATGTTTAACGCAGAACATCTACAGGAGAAGTGGGCTCCTATTCTAGACCATAACGAAATCGAAGCGATTTCCGACAAGTATAGAAAATCGGTGACCTCAGTCCTCCTTGAGAATCAAGAGAGATTCTTGAAAGAAGAAAGAGGATTAGTAACTGAAGCAGCACCTACCAACTCTCTTGGTGGTACTGGTTTCTCTGGTGGTAGCACAGCTACAGGTCCAGTTGCAGGTTTTGACCCAGTATTAATCAGCTTAATTCGTCGTAGTATGCCTAAGCTTATTGCTTACGACATTTGCGGTGTGCAACCAATGACAGGTCCTACAGGACTTATCTT